TTATCGGAACACGGCCCATCCTATTTTCGTGCCGACATATTGTTTTTCCCGGATCGGATCATACCCTACTATGACCTCACCGCTCCATCGGCCTCTCGTATAGCGTCCGTAGATGCCCGCCCACTGGTTGTATGGATCGATTCCGAGGGCGAGCCCCATTTCCCAGCGCGGCGGCCGCACCTCAGTATGCAGTTTTGTAACCGTAATCTCACGGAAAACCGGCTTTACTACGGCCGAAGCCCGCAACAGCCGGTTTTCTCCTACGGTCGCATCAACAAGGAATGTTCCGGTCGAATCGGCGGAGAAATCCAGCCGGTAATCCCGTTCGAGCAGATAGTCGGCGATGATTGCGGCTGTATCTACACTCATGTATTTCCACACCGTATCGGCCGGTTCGCGCACCGCGACCGGATAAGATTCCCGAATGGTGTCGTACACGGGAACCGGCCACGGCACCCATCGGGTAACGGTGCTGTCGCGCATTTCGACGGAAGCCGCCCCGCGGCGGTAGCCCCAGCCGAAAAACAGTGAACCGACGATGAGCACGGCCAACAAGTATGCGAGCAGTCGTCTCACAGATGCAACACCTGCCTTCGGTTCTTCCCGTCGGCACGGTATGAAATATGGATCCAGCGGCCCCGATTCTCGTCGATGAGCTGGTCGAAGGGGATCGCGCTGGCTGCGATGCGTTCGAACAGCCGCAGATTATCCGCGACGCTGCCGGTGGTGATGTCGGCCGCTTCGCCCTTCATGTGCTGGCTTGCCGCAGCTCCGCCGACGGCTGCGTTGAGCGCCGGCGATCGGTAGCCGCTGTTCACGCCGATCGGCTTGCCCCAAAGTTCGCGCACGGGATCGAGGCATTCGTCCATCAGCGCATTGAGCTGGCGAATGACGTCGTGCGACGGCGCGTTGTCGATGCTGCGCGCTGCGGCCGTATCGGAACGCAGCAATTCGGAAAGGGTGAAATACGTTGCCATACCTATCCTTTCATTCGGTCATACCACATCTTTGCCCGCCAGCCTGCGGCGGCTCCTGCGGCCGCCCCGAATCCTGCGCAGAGCGTCGCCGTGGTGCGGATGCCGCTCGGCAGGAGGTTGAACAGAACGACCAGCGCAATGACGGCGGCCGACATGCAGAGCGCGATTTTGACTTGCTTTTTCATGGCTTTTACAGTATTAAGGTTGAAGCGATTTATACGTTATCGATACTCGGGCAGCAGGTATTGGATGTTCATGGCCGCCGTGTGCATGATCTCCCGCGCATTCTCCTCCGATACGGACAGCGGGCGGGTGAACTCGCAGAAGATGCTGCCTATCCAGTCGTGGCGGTTGTCGTTGAGCCGTTTGATGATGGCCGCCCGACATCCGTAACTCGAAAGGATGGACTTCGCATATTTGTCGTTCACCTGCTCGTCGATGTCCGTGATGTAGAGGAAGAGATTCTTCACCAGATCGCTGCTGAACTTCGGCACCTCCGAAATCGGAAGGCCCTGCATGTGCGGTTTCATCGGTTCCACCCCTTTGCGCTTGACCTCGTAATAGACGGACAGCAGACTCTCGTTGCCGAGCGGATGCGGCTGTACGATATAGACCCGATCGGCATCCAGCTCGTGCAGGACGCTCCACAACTCACCGTACACGATAGACGAATTGTCGGCCCGACGGATGCTTTTCGTCTCTTCGTCCTTTTTGAACTTCTCGATTTTCAGGTCGGTCAGCTTGTTTTTGCTGTACTGGTTATAGGCGAACCACGCAGCGATAATAGTTCCGAGGGCACTGATGATTGCGGGGAGGTATTCCATAGCGATTTCAAAGGTTAAGCGTCGTGTACATGCAGTGATTCCACCTCTTCGCGCTGCGCCACCCGCTCGGCTTCGAGCTCGGCGAGGGTCAGTTCGTTACGGTTGTACTCCTCTTCTATCTGCCGGCGTTCGTCGTCTGTCAGCGACAGAATTTCCGAATCGGGCGGAAACAGAATGCCGGAATCCGTGTAGTTCCATTTTTCCAATCCCCGTTCATCGGTAATCTTTCCCCCGTACAGGTTGCACAGGACGCTGCCGTCCTCCACGATTTGCATCGCTTCCGCCTCGCTATAAGGCGGGAAATCGATCTTCTTTCTCATGCCCCTAAATATTTACATATTACTCTTACTCGCATACCTCCGGACGTTGTATTTCCTGTCGCCATAACTTTAAGATATTGGACAGTAGGGTCTATCGTAATACCTGTCCCATTATATACGGATTTGTTACCGGCGGCAGAGACTGAATACACGGCTCGTGCGTTATAGACCGTCGCGCCGTATATGAACGCCCGTTCATCCGTCCAGTTTTGCACGATGACATTTGTCAATGCAGACGCATTGTAATTATAAACGGCCACGGCCAGAGCCACATATCCTCTCGGTACGTCGATCCGTTTATTGGCTGTTCCTTCGGCAATATCGGTAAAGAATATACCGCTGTCTATGACTATTTCGCCTTGATTCGGGACACTTTGATACGACAGTTCTGCCGTGCCGCCCGTTGCGGTCGGAACATACGGCAGATCGAGGCCCGCGCCCGACGTGTCGCGCCACTTGTCTGCCAACAAACCGGCGGCGATGTATTCGGCGACAAGTCCGGTGCGCATCTCACCCGACAGAGGCAGCATATACCGTTCGGGCTCGCCGCCGTTCCACAGCGTAGCGACCTCCGAGGCCGTAAGGGCGTAATTGAAGATGCGATGAAAACGGACAATTCCTTTGAAAATGTAAGCCGAGGTAAGCCGGCCGACGATATACACATTCGCATTTTGATAATTGGGAAAAACAGATGTCTGAGTTGTCAGGACTCCATTTACATATACTTTCCCCGTTGTATTCGCAACATCCACCGAAAGTAGCACATGGTATGATGTTTCAGGAGACACCCGACCCGCATTCATTAACTGTGACCCTATGTACGCATACATCGATCCATTAGAGACGAACAGTTGAACGTTGCTTTGGGAGCCCCTTGCAGTCGTAAATAGCCTTTGATCCGTAGTTACGTCATCTCCTGTCGTGAAACATATTTCATGTGTCCGATCCCCTTCGAACAACAATGCCGGAGCGTCTGACGAAAAATATCCATCCGAGGTATTTACTCCCGTCTGACGCCCCTGCAAAGGGGCTATCTGCGACGATTTGATATATCCCGTCGCGGAGTCGAGGTCGGCTTTGCCGGCGAGTGCATCGGGAATATCCGATACGGACACAGAGGTACGCATCGCCGAAAAGGTGCCTCCTGACTCTGTAATGGTCAATGCAATGTATTTCCCCGAAGATATATATTCGATTTCGAGTGTTATTTTCAGTGGCAGACCAACACTCCTATTTACATCTACTATCACAGGAATAGATGCATTCCTGTTCGCCGCAGCGGGATCGGTCGACACAACGACGATACAGTTTCGCCTGAGCAACTTCGAGCATAACTTTCTGAATGCATCTACACCCCCGACGGCCGCACTGATCTCTTCGCTCGTACTGTCGCTATCGATGCCGAGATAACCGGAGGGAAGGGCCGTGTTGTTGAGCAGATCGGCCCACTCCATCGATGATGCCGTATACGGCAGTCTCAATAAGGTAAATGTTTCCGATGTCAACGTAAGACTGGACGGGAGCACGTATGTCTGCGATGCATAATATCCGATGACGGCCTTCGTATCGGCATGCACTCCATATCCTGACGGTACGAGGTATTGTCCTCCGTTATCGGGAATCCTGACAACAGGTACCGTGTGAATCGGATCCGCAACGATCCGATCGTATGCTGCCGCGATTTCAGAGGCAGACATATCGGGCAGATAGCTGTCGTCTATGGGGCCGGCTTTGGTCAACAACACCACAGGGGTTGTGTTCCCCAGAAACTCGGCGATCTGGTCGAGCGTGGCGAAGGTGGATGTGCTATCCCCGTCCTGAATCTCCAACGCAACCGCACCGTTCAGGGTCTGAGCTTGCTGTAAGTCTTTGATCTTATAATTTGCCATAGTGTCATTCGGTTTTGGGTAGATCGCCCAGACGCAGGAAATCGTGTACGTTGGACGGATGTTGTCTGAGATGATGCCGAGCCGCTGCGGCCGTCAGATTCAAGTGTGTGTAGAGTTTTCCGCGATAGCGGATCACGATGCCGGATTTGAGCATGTAACCGCCGTTTGCGCCTTTCTGCTCCTTCCGCAAATAGGAGGCGATCATCGCGGCCGCATCACGGAAGCGGTTGGGACACCGGCCGCTGAAATCGGAAAGCATCGGACGCCCGAACACTTCCCGATAATCCGATTCGATCCGCTTCTTCTCTTCCATGCACAGAGAGGTGCCCGATGCGCACCTCTCCATGTACCAGTCCAACGGTTGCATACCCCCTATTCGGCCGGAGTACACAATGCTTCCAGCGCGGCGCGAGAAGCGTCGATACCGCCGGCGTTGAAGAAGATCTGCGGCGTCGGTGCGTTCTGCTCGATCAGGTCGCCGCCCCAACCTCCGTTGTAGCCGTCGCCGTACTTGTCGAGCGTCACGTTCTGCATCGATGCGCCCTGTTCGTAGCCGATCACACAGAACGCCTGGCTGCCGTCCGCACCCTTCGCCTTGTTCTCGTAGATAGCGACCCAGTCCTCGTTCTTGAACGCCTCGATGTTCTGCGAGTTCGCGGGGCTGTCGGCCAGCATACGCAGCGGCAGCGTCTTGTTGATGGCGATGCCGATTTCGGCGTTCTGATCCTCGTAGATCAGCCCGTTGTAGGGCGTTTTGGAGGGAATCGAGAACCGATAGGCCCTCTTGCCGGATTTGAGTGCGATTTTGGTGATCTTCGGTTTGGTGTAGGTCGTCGCCGATTCGTCCAGATCGGACTTCTTGATAAGATAGGCAATCTTCTCGACGCCCACCCCATAGACCGTGTTGCAATCTTGCAGGATATCGCCTGCCAGATCATTGATACATTCTGCCATTGTTTTTTTAATTTATTATAAAAGGGTTAATTCGTGTTTGAAGCAAATATAGGATACGCAGGAAGGGTTCCTCCGAACTTTTCGCTGTTTTTTTACCTTTTGCGTCCGGCGTAGCGCGCCGTCTCATCCTGCACCTTGACCCGCCGCTGACCGTTGTTTATATCCCTGACCGTCACGACAGGGTTCGGAAGTCGGCGCATCACGCGCTCGAACATCTGTTCCATCTGACGCATCCCCGAACTCTTCTCCGGAAGATGCCGCGTCGGAATGGCGTTGCCGCCGCTCGACACATTCATCATCGAGAGCACCGGCCCCCAATCCACGACCGCACGGGCCGTCATCACGGCCTCGCCGTTGGACAGCCGCGCAGGGATGCTGTCGCTCGTACCCGTACCGGGGCCGGTCACAAGACCGCCGCGGGCAAATTTCGGCGTAACCGGTTTCTCGGCTTGATTCAAAACTTGGTACGCCTGCGCAATAGCGGAAAGGACAGCCGCAATCGCAGCCGCCATTTTGATCGGCCGCGCGGCATTGCCTGCAATCGCTTCGGAGATCGCCAACGCCGTATTGACACCGATATTGAACAGCGCCAACAGTTTTGCGAACTCGGCAAACTCCGCATTATCTTCGGCCAGCGTATTGAACAGATTGGCTGCCGCACCGCTGATCGTCGACATCGCCGTCAATGTGGTGTTTAGCTGATATTCGGCCTGCTCTTTGGTAATTCTTGCCGTCTCCAATTTCGCATCCTGAACCGCCATTTCACCATTGAGAACGGCCGTCTGGTATGCAACATCCGAATCATACAGAGATTCTTTCGTTGATTCGTCCATACTCAGCAGTGCCTGGTATTTATCCATAGCGATGCGAAGCTCCTCCTGCGCGATCGCCCGCTGGGCGGAGAGACGTTTCCCATTATCCTCGCTTTTCAGGTCGGAATAGTTCTCGTTCTTGACTTGCGCACGAGCCAGGGCGTCCATCTGGGCATCCATGCCAAGGCGGGCCCTGATGCGCGCCTCCTCTCGCGCCAACTCCTTGCGCAACGCCTCCTCGCTGTATTTTGCCTCGACGGATATTCGGCCTTTCTGATACTTTTCGTCCAGAGCCAATATCCGTTTGTTCAGCGTCTCTTTCTCTTGAAGGAGCCACGCCGCCTGCTCTCCTTCGGCGGTTTTCAGCAGGATGTCGATCTCGCTGATTCGCTTTTCTGCCGATTTTTTCGCAACCGAGTTTTGCTCAGAAATGCTTTTTAACTCGCTCTCTTTCGTCTTGGTACGCATCTGCTGGACGAGTTGGAAATAATCCTTCTCCGCTTTGAGGGCCGCATCTTTCGCTTCCTTGATGGCTTTGGCGCGGGTTTTGGCGGTTTGGGTTGCTTTTGCATCGGTTTCATTCAGACGTTCTTGCAATTCCCGCAGAGCGGATTTTTCCTGAGCATCTAGACGTTTTAACCCCGCTTCCATTTCTGCAAGTTTGTCGTTTGTCTCAACTGAATTCTTAGTCGGTTCGGCACTTAATTTCGCGATCTCGAAATCCAACTGGGCGATGTCCTTTTTGATTCCGAACATTTCCCGCGTCTTGTCTATTGCTTCCTGTGCATATTTTGCACGTTCCGCATCCGAGTTTTTCAATTTATCGTTCGATTTCAGCCGCGCCTCCGCTATTTCCGCTTCGAGTTCTGCAATCCTTACGACGCCTTCCCTGTATTTGATGTTTCGTTCTTCCTGTTTAGCGGCTAACTCGTTGAATGTTTTCTGTAATTTATCGGCTTCTTCTCTCTGGCTTGTAAAAAGCCCAGGAGTCTCATAAGGGCCTACCTTCACAAAATCCTTCAGATAGATTTTTAACTTTGTCCAGAAAATCTTAAATTTCGATGTCGTATTGACGATCGATTCGCCCATCCTGTCTATGGTATTGGTGTAGGCTGCATTCCACGCATCGGCTGCGGACATCGCCCTCTGATATTTATAAAACAACTCTTCGTTCTCCTGAATACGGGCATTTACTTCCCGAATGGAAAACGATAGCGCCTGATAGCTGGCATAGATAGCAGCAATAGCAGCTCCGATAGGTGTAGCAATGAATGCCGCCATCTGTTTAACAAGAGACCCAATGGCACCTGCTGCACCCTTAATGACATTCGTAATGCCTCCCGCATTTTGAGCCGTTTGCGCAAGTTGTAGCAAGAAATTGTTTCCAATAGGAAGCGTGTTCTGAATGGCATTCTCATAATTGCCGACATTCGAACGATAATCGCCGATTGCGGCCTCCGCCTCTTTAACGGCGTCACGCTGGGCTTTGATATGATCTACCAACGCTTTCCCGCTGGCGCTTTCGCGTTCGGCGGCCGATAACCTTCCATACTGCGCAATAAGGCCGTTCAGATTCGCGCGTAGTTGATTCAAAGACCCGTCAAGCTCTTTTTCGACCTTAATGTTATTTTGAATCTCTTTTTCATACTGTCTTTGTTCATCCGTCAAGGCTTTTGTGGTAGACTTCAATTCTAATTGTGCCTTTTTATAATCGGACAGCGAAATCTGGCCGGTCTCGTACTCTTTTTTGAGGTCGGCCAAAATCTTCTTATTGTCTTCAATCGCTTCGTTGGCTTTTACCCAACCCTGAACGAGTTCCTTATAATTGAAGCGAATATTAATAATCTTATCGATCGAATCTTGTGTAGCCATAATTTTATAGTTTCTTGTTTTTGCGTATCTTTGTTCTCAACCAAATCTCAAATCATCATGGCTGACATCTATGCAATCATCGGAATCGTAATGCTGATATTCGGCATTCTGCAAATCGTTCTTTTCTTCAAACTCTGGGGAATGACGAACGATGTACGGCGACTTACGGAACATTTTCTGAAATCAGATGAAAATGAGAATATAAACCTTCCTTTTAAAGAAAAAGATGGATCCGGCGATCTCATAGTAGGCATCGTGATTACTCTTATCGGTATTTTAATCATTGCTATTCTATTTTTTACAGTTTAATCAATTTGCACTCGCATATACCGTCCTCACCGGTCGTGACGGAGTAGATGGCGAAATAGCATCCGTACACGTCGAGGTAAACCCGCCGCGTATAGTCGAGATTGCAGATGTCGGCCACGCTCAGTTTGACGTAGACCGTAATCATGCGGAACTTTTTCAGGATCCGCTGGTAGTCTGCATACCGTTTCGCCACGATACCCTCCGACCCGCCGAAATACATCGTGCGGGGGAATAGGCCGTGCCTGTAACGACCTACCGTACCGTTTCCGTCTTCAATCGTCGTATTCACATCGGCAAGAATACGGGCAGAAGGAGCAGAGTAATTTACCTCCTTTGCTCCGTTGACTGTCTGTTCCTCATAGCAAGGCACAAAAGCGAATGGCCAATCGGAGTGATCCGTATTCCAACCTGCTCTATTGGTCGAAGCCGAGAAATCCAACGATACCAATTCATTCTCCCGCTCGATGTTCTCGTTGTCGATGGAGATGATACCCTGCGTGTTCAACATCTCGGCATCCTCGTCGTTGTCGTAGTCGAGCGTGTTGGTCTGGGCATAATCCCCCATCGTGGACTCCGTCCCCTCCGGCCGCCAGATTTCGCCCCGATCGTTCAGAATCACTTTGCGGCTCCAATCCTGAATCGTTGCGTCGAGATGACTGTTGACGATTCGTCTGTCGGTTTGCGTGTTCGGCGTCCGGTTGTCTCCCGAATCGACGATGCGGTAGTCGTAGTCGATCGTGTCCGTCGAATTATAGAACTGATCGGGCGACATCATGCGGATCGTATTGCTATCCGAACTGTCCGGATAGGCGAAAAGTCCGGCCATTGTCATCAATGCCGACAGGAACTCCGCGTGCGTCATATCCGGCAGGTTCTCAGCTATCGGAAACGGAGAGGGGAATTGGATGTCGTCGAAATGGGGCGTGATAATAAATTTCGCTGCAACTGTAAACTCATCACTTGTCGTTGCGTCAATTGTGACGGCGTTACTTAGAATCCATCGAACTGTATCGTAGTCTTCGACATTTACCTCGACATTATTAAATAGATCGGGTTTCACGCCGAAACGAATCCCGGACCCCGTGTCGATACCTTCCACCGATAGTAACACTTCCGATGTCCCATTTCCCGAGTCTCCTCTAAGTTTTAACGTCGGCGATGCCGACGCTGCCCGCATACCGGGGAAAAAGACGGCGGATGAATAGCTAATGATGGATACATCAATAGTCTTGGTGGACGAGACATCGATCGCATAATTCTGGTCTGTCAAAATGGACCGCTTGTCGGATACTATTTCTCTAAATTTTAACGCGGTATTACTGGAACCGGAATTACCATAATGCGCGGAACTTGCCTCGAACCGATCCGAATACCAACTATCGGGCCCCGAGTTTTTCGACACGAGCGGAACGATCATCGGATGTTTGTCGCTGGTTTGGCTCAAACGGGTTATATTCTCTATCGTGATACCGTGATATTTCTGTATGGCATCCAAGATCGCGGATACTTGTACGGACGGATGCGAATAATTGATATTACGTCCTGCCCCGAAATCAATCTGGATAAATCCTGCCAATGTCGTTTCATCTGGATCTACATATTTTGTATCTTCATTCCACTCGACATAATCCGCTCCTGCCACCTCGATGATCTGCTCGCGCAGATCGCGCAGCGAAGCGTCGAACAACGGCTGGAAGTTGTCGATGTTGCCCCACACGAGTGTGATGTTGATCGTGTCGGTTACGTCCGTAACCATCGCATACCCCCGCGTGAAGATCGGGAATCCGCCGAGGTAGTACGCTGCCGAATGCTTCCTGTATGCCGCCGAATCGTCCAAGATGTCGATGCGGTCGATCAGACCGAAGGCCTTGCGGTTGCGGGGCGTCAGTGGCAGATTGATCTCCGCGCTGCGGTTGCTCTGGATCACGTCGAGATCGTTGAAGACCGGCGACTGGAAGATCAGCGACGGCGTATCTTCCAGATCGCACAACTGACCGTTTATGTAGAGCTCCTTCGTCATAGCGTCAAGTGCTTTATCGAAAGTTCTACCACGCAGTCCTGCATGCAGGCATTCGTCCGCGAGATGTCGCCGTCTTCGACATAGGCGTCGATCCACACCTTCCGCCGGGCGTCGTACAGCTGCACCTCCCGTCCGGAGAGAATCGATGCGCACAGGTCGAACAGTTCACGGTCGACCAGTCCGCTATGGAGCGTATGGGTCGTGGTCGCCGTGATCGTGCGGTGGCGTTCGGGTGTCAGTTTCTCGGAGAGCGTTTCGAAGGTCTCGTCTTCGGATACGTCGTCGACGCGCTCGGTCGGATGCCAGAGAAAGTAACGCATCAATCCCGTTGCATCGCGCCAGCGCACGAACGATCCGCTGTCGCAAGGATTCACCACGACCGTCAGACGCGCGCTCTTCACGGCGCCGGTCGTGCCGCCCGTCGAGACGATCAACTGCCGCTCGCCGCCTCCGAATTCGCGGAAGAAGGTCATCGGAAGGGAGAACACGGGATCGACACGCGAATAGACCTCCCGCCGGCCGCTGTCGGCATCGGTGAAAGCGAAGTCCTGCATGGCGCCCGTATAGGAGTTGACGAGGATCTGCTCGCTGTAATCGAACGCCGGAAAGACCACGATCTTCGACGGCTGGGGCCAGCTGATCGGGGTATCGGCCTGCGCATTGTTCGTCATCGCGCGCGCCGACGCCCCTTTGAGCAGATAGAGCGGCGACGAGGCAATCGCCTGCCCGTCTACTTCGAGGCTGATCGTCGTTTGCGCATTCCCGTCCTGTGCGATGATTTCGAACAGATCGTCCATCGGGAATACGGCCGAACCGTTGATGATCGAACGCACCAACGTATAGCCGCCGACTTTGACAACGGCCGCATTGTATGTCGGCGCTTCGCTGACTCCGACCGTATTGTAGTTTCTCGCCAGCGAAATGGCGGGTGTTAATCTATATTTAGGCATAATCACTGATTGTTTCATTCAACATCGTAAACACGCTGCGGTCGAGCTGCTCGGAGAGTTGCCGGTCGATGTCGTCCACGGCCGGCTGCAACAGGTCGAACAGGATCTCCGTACCGCCGCCCTCGCGGTAGAGCACCGTGCCCTTGCTCCATACGTTCGCCGCCACGGCGTAGGCGTCGATCTCCTCGATGCCGTAGAGCCCCTCTTTGGCCTGCGCCCATCGCTCGATCGCAAGGAGAAAAGCATCGAAGGAGGCGTATTGCGCCTGCACATCGCCCGCAGAACGTCCCCCGTCGACGCCGGCGATCCCCTGCCGGCCGACGAACGCCGCTTCGAAACCGTCGTCGTTCTGTTCGACCTGCGTTTGGAGCGATGCCGCCGTCGCGCCCGTGGCCCATTCCGGCACGCCGAGGCTGTTGACCCGCTTTCCGCTGCTGCCCGTCTTCGTTTGCAGATTCGCCACGACCTGCGTGCGCAGCGTATCGAACCGCGCTTCGCACACCTCGATGAATCGCTGCGGATCGAAATAGCGCAGTATCTTGTCGATCCTATCCATTGTTGCAGGTCGAATAGGTCATCGTCGCCTCGCATTCGACTCCGCAGACCAGCTGATCGAATCGGGCGGCGAACGGGGTGATCTTCGTGACCTGCACCTCGACTCCTCGATCCCGCAATGCCTCGAAAAACTCCGCCGAGCGGTCGATCATCTCCTCGACGATCGGCATGACCTGCGTCGCGGTATCGGGTTCCGCTTCGCCGAGGTCGCCGCAGAAGAGGAACTTCGAGGCGCGCTTGTAGACGCCATCGAGATCCGTCGGCGTGATCGTCTCGAAGAATTGCCGCACGACGACCGGATACTCCGTGATCGTTCCCAGGATGTAGTTCGTCTCTTTAAGGCGGGCATAGATATACGAACCGAAGCCGCACGCCCCGGCGGCCTTGTCGATATGGTCGTTCAGCGAGTTTATCTTCACTCCCACGATACGGCGGGCCGGCGGCGTCTGCCCGACGACCCTGTACTCGTATTCCTTGTTGTCGGTCATCTTCTTTTGATTTTAGAGGTTTGTATCCTGCTGAGATTGCGCTGCTCGATCACGTCGTTCGTCGTCGACTCGAAGGCTTCGTAGACGACGCTCCACTCCATGCCGTAGACCGACGCGGGCGATACGGCGCCGTTCATGATCTGCACGTACTTGCGCACCACGGCGGCGATGCCTCGGTCGGGGCGGTCGATCTGCGCCTGCCGCTCCTCGTCGGTCGGTTCGATTTTCAGATCGGCGAATCTCTTCGAGATGGCCGCGAGCGTGTCCATGCAGTGCAGAAAGTAGCGGTACGCACGGATGAACCGCAAATCCGCGACCTTCTCTTTCGGGATGCCGAGCATTTGCGACAACACGTTGACGAAGTAATCGGTGGAGCGGTTCGTCGCGTTCAGCACCGCCAGATCGCGCATCGTCATGTGTTTCGGATCGCGGGCCGCAATACGCCTGTCCGGCAGCCACCGCCGATGCAGTACGCAGCATTCCGGTTCCGCCCGTCTCCTGATCTCTTCTGCAAACCTACGGCTTTCGAGGTTGAACAATGCCGCCCTGCCGATGATGATGTCCCGAACGGTGTCGGTCGATTTGACGATCATAATCCGAATAAGTTTGCGGGTTCGAAAATTGCCGAACAATAGTCCGGCACGGCCCCCAGTTCGACGAGCTTCGGCCGCAGGACGCAGCATTGGCGCACCATATCGTTCCAAACCTCTATGGCACGGATGCGCGGACTCGCTTCGTCCGAATATTCCCCACGCTGCACCTTCTCGCCGGCCGGTGTGCCGACCGTAGTATGCGTGCGCAGCCAGTAGAAATAGACATAGTTCGCAATGGGCGAGGTCTTGACCGCTTCGTTTCTGAGCAGCGCAACGATCTGCGGATTCTCCTCCGCCGTCTCTGCCAGTGCCTCACCCAACAGATTGCGGAGGAATCTCGGCTCGTAAATGGCGATGTAGGAGTTCGCCGAATCGATGAGTGCCTGAGCGAGCGCCGTCGGCTTGTCGTCCTTCCGATTGGCGATGCCGGAGATGTAGATCGGATCCTTTTCGAAATAGGTATTGTCGATAATCATGGAAAATGTATTTAGCGGGCGCAGGGGCGATCAAACCCCTGCGTCCTGAAATTACTTCACCGTTTCTCGGTGGCGCGGCCCAACTTGATGAGCGTCTTGGCATGTACGGGATGCACCTTATAGGCTTTGCCCTTCTCCAGCGTATTGCCGGGGCCGCCGGTTCCGTAGACCGTCACGCGATCGTTGAAGTCCACATTGGTCTTTTCTTCTTTCGTTGCCATATTCTTGTTCGTTTAACGTGTTTGACTTAGGCTGCCACCTTCGAAGGCTCGGCAGCCGGTTTCTGCAAGGCGGCGATAATGGTCGCGAACGCGCCTTTGACGAACGCCCCCTGATCGACCGATGCGAAGTACGAGTGCAGACGCTCCTCGCAGATGACCGTGAAGAGATTCTTCTGGAAGTCGTCGTCGACCCACCCGAATTCGACGCGAATGCCTTTGTACGGGCGAACGTTCCATTTGCTCGTATCGGCAACGAGGAAATCGCCGGCCTTGACATAGGTAGATTCCACGATCTCCACCCCGCGGATGAGCCGGAACAGCTCGTCCGAGATGTAGTGACCCGTCGAATCCTTCGTCAGGTCGATGGAGGCCCGATCCGAAGGGTTGAGCATCACCACGTCGGGATAGAAGTTCAGGTTCCGCATCTGGAGGATCGCTGCGCGGATCGCATCGGCCTTGTTCGCCATTTCGACCGTCCCGTCGAGCGCGGTGGCCGTATAGGTAGCAGCAGCCGTGAAGATGCCTTTGAGATTCACGCCCGTGCCGTCACCGGTGAGCAGCTGTTTCGTGCGTTCCTGAACGAGCGACGTGCGCAGCATGTTGTCGATCTCCGACTGCATATAGTCGAAATCGTCGCGCATCTCGTAAGAGATTTTGGCCGATACGGCCACTTTCTTCGCCGTCGACGTCTCAGGGACATACGACCAGTCCATAACGGGCTTCAAGTCCCCCTCGGCGATGAATGCAGGAGCGCCGTTGCCGGGCTTGCGATCCACCCATGTGATATTGGGCGAGTTGGTCGAGCCCTTGAACAACCGTTCTACGACGCGCGTGTCTTCGCTCGGCGCGTAATGGATAGTGCGGTCTACTTCGGTGTTGAGCGCTGCAACCGCCGCGGTATTGGCCGCCACGGTGATCGTCGTAGCAGCCGCTTTGATCTCCAGTTCGAGCGCCGTATTGCGTTTCTCCGCGAAAGCGCGTTTCGCCTCGTCGCTCGAAAGGAACGCCTTGATCTGCTCGCGGATCGTGCGGCCCTTGCCGGCGCTGCCGCTCATCGAACGGCGAATCTCGCTCCCCTGCTCCTTGAGAGCCTTCTCGATCTCCGCGATCTTCTCGGCCGACACGCCCAGTTTCCCGAGCGACGATTTTACCGACTCGACGATCTCTTCCTCCGATTTGATCCCCTCGGCCAGCATTTCGAACTGGTCGTTGATGTGCTTGCCGAGCAATTCCATGCCCTTGCGATCCACATCCGAGAACTCCCCGCTGTCGGGCAGTTCGAATTTCTTGAATTTGAATGCCATGTTTTTCAGTTTTTGATTTGACCTAATTTTTCGAATACCGAACTGCGTGAAGTGAGTGGCGCGGGGGCCGGCTCGGCTTTGAACATCGACAGTATTCTGCTGTATACTTTTTCGTATTCATCGGGCGCGGTCTCCCGTAATGCCTTGACATATCGTTCCATGTCGTCCAAGGCTTTCATGTCGCCGATATACTCCGTGTGCTCGTTGGCGCCGAAGGTGACGACCGAAATCTCGTGCAGAATAATCTCCTTCACGATCAGGCAGTCGAGATCGGGATCGTAATCGCATTTGTCCCATACATACCGATAGCCGATCGAGAACTGGTTGAGCACCCCTTCGTGCATCTGCACCCATGCGCGGCGAGCGTCCGGCACGGCATCGAAATCCGAGAGCTGCACCGTGGCGTATCCGCCGTCGTCCTTCTCCTCGATCGACAGGATACGGCCGATCGGGTTCTTCGTCTCGTGCTGCCACAGGAATTGTATCTTCCGGTTCGTCGCAGACGCCGGCCCGCGCTCCTGAATACTCTTGCTGATGCAACCCTTCATCAGCATGTCGCCGTCCGAATCGACCGTTCCGAACGAACAGAACTTCACGAGAATGATGTGTTTCTCCTCGTCCACGACATCGGCCTTCAATATCGGCGCTTGCTTGAAAGCCCCGCCGCGGCTCATGACTTTTTTATACAGTAGTTTGTCCATTATTCCAGAATGTTTGCAATGATGTTTTTCCCCTGTTGCTCGGTAATGAGACCGGAGGCGATCGCGTTGCTGGCAGCCGTCACGGCCGCCGTCAGCGAGTCGGCATACAGCCGCTTCGCTTCCTGGAAGATCGACAGGTGATCGAAATAGGGAACGATGCGGAATCCATCGAACCCGTGCGCCGCGTTCAATACCTCCGATATTCGCTCTGCATCCGGTTTGATCGCATCGTTGTACAATTTGACCTCGGCCGCCGTAAGATTCGCATAGGTCGTACCTTCGGTGTCGATCAGTACATACGGCACTTGATAGGCATCGGCGATCTCCTTCTTGGCATTGCGCTGCACCTCCGTGAGATTCATGTCCTTCATGTTGGCCGAAATCTGCACGAAAGCAGCCTTCAATCCGGTCACGATGTACTTATATTGGCCCTTCATCACGCCGTATCGCCGCAGGGCCGCTTGTGCCTGCTCCCGATCCTCCTTGTTCTCCGGCAACACGGATGTCCGGAAATCCTCGCTATTCAACGAGATGATACCCAATGCCCCTCTGTTGATGATGAGTTCGTTCTGCGCCTCGAATGACGACACGAAAGGATTGACGGCGTTCTGCAAGGCTGACAGACGCGACTGCGATGCTCCGAAGATATTCGGATTATAGGCCGAATCCCGCACGACGAACATTTGATCCCGATCGACACGAATTTGATAATCGTTGATCGAAACCATATAATAATCGATCTGCGGATCGGGCCGGAAACCGGTGAATTCGGAGGTCGTCACCTCCTGAACAAGCGGATTCGGAATCACGTAGAGTTCGTAGGCCGTGGGCACACCGACCGGCTCCCAGCGAAGAATATAGGCTTTTCCGTAAATATCCTTGAAGGCTTCGATCATCGCCGTGAAATCTTCGATCGTTTGAAAGTCATTCGGATGCTTCCACCTGTTCAGTTCCTCCGTGCGACCTGCGACCTGGCGAGCGTCGTCCGACGGATCGACAGCCCACCAGCGGGCGTTGCGAATTGCCGCGGATTTCTTGGTCACGACCGAAAACAACGCGCTGCACCGAGCGTAAGCGATAGTCTGTCCGGCAACGGTGTCGCAGTCGATCGTACTACCGCTGCCCAATCCCATTGCCGAGAGAAAATCGCGCACAGAGACGAACCGCTGTTCCTCCGCTGTCGGAGTTCCGCACTCCGATTTCGTCGTCAAGTCCTGACTCTTACTTCGCCACTTCAAGCTGAATCTCATTGCACATAGCCTTTGAAGCAAATGTAAGGGCGATAAAAGAGGGTTCTCCGAACTTTTCGCTGTTTTTTCATTTTCGGCGGTTGCAGACCCAATAGAGATACTCCATTACAGCGTATCGGGCCGCATCCCACAAGTGATTGAATTTGTCGATCGGCTGGTTGATCGTAATGCCGTTCACCGAATCCCACACATAGGAATTGGCCTCGGTTTGGAAATTACGGCTGCGGACGATATGGAGGCGGAACGATTTGACCATGTGAATTCCGTCCGTTACGGAACCGGCATATTTCTTCGCCTTCACCACGCTGAGCCCGCGCAGCAGCAGGCCGTCGACCATCGATTCGGGATTTTTAGCGTATTTGTCCGCCGAGTCGGCGAATATGGGCATCCGCCCGACCACCCCCTCGATCGCATCGTAGAGCAAGGCCGGATCGGAGCAGGGTGCATAAAACTCTTCCTTCATGTATAGATCAAGCCCCCGAAGCCCCAGACGGACGAGCGCCGTAGGATCGTTCGTAAATCCGAAGTCAAGGCCGAACACGACCCTTTCCAGGTCGGACGGAAATTCATCGATCCAGTCGATATTCGGATAGACAAGACCCTCTTTCGCTGCACGGATTCCCAATCCATAGACTTTCCATCGCCACTCGTCGGCCGTGCCCGCAGCAATGTTCGCCGGTGTAGGTTCATAGGATTCGATTTCTCGTATGACCCCAGGCGGGCAGAACGGATTGTCTTTGTATGTCGTGTGCGTAAAATAGGTGTGCGGCTGCCCTTCCAGTTCGAAGGCCCAATGTTCGGTATATTTGGGATTCCAGTCGCCGATGACCATCGTCGTGCAGCGCATCGTGATATTTTTGTACTGCTGCTTCGAGATGTCGTCCAGCATCTCGTTGATGTAGATGATGTCGCAATCGTATCCTTCACGGCTATCCATTCTGTCCAATCCGCGGAAATGGATCACGGAGTTGTTGATATAGTAGTCGGGATGTTGATTCTCGCTGCGCATCGCATCGGGATCGTAGACGCCGCGCAGGGTCAGTTTCTTGCGGAAATCGGCAAGGGTGATCTCCTTGCAGGCCTGCAACGTATTTCGATATACGAAGATATTGAGCGGGGATAGTGCGAGCGTACAGATGTCGTACAGAAAATCGAAGGCATCGTAGGTCTTCCCCGAACGGCTCGACCCTTCATTAAAAATCTTCAACACCGCATCCTGTTCCCTGTACTGCATGTACCGATACATGAGGTAACGATACACTTTCCCCCGATAGGTGCGGATGTCAGGCAGACGATGCATCGGCAGGCGGTGTTTTTTCGATCGACAACGCATCCTCCGCGTCTATTTGAATGACGACGGGAGCGACGGCAGGATTTTCTATCTTTCCGGATAGTTTCACCTCCTTCGGCGCTGCGTAACCCAACATGTTCATGATGCTGTCGAGACTCTTCTGCTTGTCGTAGCACTCGATCTTCACGAACTCCTCGACAATCTCATCGCCATTCGAAGCGATCCGTTTGACCTGTTTGGTATTGATCGACTTTATACATGCCTTCTCATCGTCCGTGAGCGACTCGAACTCTTTAAGCGACATCCAGCCGTTACGAATGCGGGTCGCATCCGAAAAGGCGATCTTCTGGTGCTCGCGGATGATCTGCAAGGCCGAGATGCCCGCAGCCTCGGCAAGGTGAGTTTTCAGATATTCGATCCTCGCTGCAACCTCGCTGTTTTGTAATAGCAGATAGGCATTATTCCATACCGTGTTATCGCTCATGTTCGAACATCTGTAAGCATAGCGATATGCCTCGGACGCATTACCGCATTCGAGGTACTTATTGCAAAACTTTTCCTGTTTGATCGTGAGCTTGCCCATATATGCAAAGATCGCCTATCGGGGAGACGATTCTTTCAACTTTTCGCTCTTTTTCATTGCCCGATATAGCGGTATTGTAGGTGTGCATGTAAATCATGCCACTCTTCGATCAGTCGGGGATGCCGTTCGACAAATGCCTCCCACTCGATGCGGCGCAGATAGATCCGCCCGTTGCGGACGACTGTGCCGAGTGTCCGATCCACTCGAATCGATTTCCATATCCATCGTGTCGAAATGCCGTACTCATCGGCTGCGGCCTGAATTGAGATAAAATGGTTCATTGCAAATCCCGAATTAATTACTACCTTTGTTCTTGGGTGAGGGGTGATCTTTCGGGATCGCCTCTTTTTATATCAAACAGTTCACCTGTTCTACTTTCCGGAATATTACATCCGTCCCATCCTCTCGTTCGTACCAACGACAGTTGCCTGTCATCTCGTTGTAAGAGCAATTGCCAAAACGCGCACAATCCCGACATGCACATCCCTCTTTATTTCGATCATACCCTACAACCTCTACGGTCTCGCCTTCATACACGAACCGCTCGCCGACCGGACGGGAGTAACGTTTTTCATCTCTGGGTTTCATGGCTTCCCTACCTTTCGAGTTTCACCTCCTCGTCCATTCCGACGATACCCCGCCGGCGCAGGCGCTTGATAAAGTTCTTCATGTTCAATGCCTGCTCATAGTAACAGTCCTTTTCGACCTTGACACGCGATTTGCGGTCGCTCTCGACCTTCATGTTCTCAGGATTCAGCCACGAATCGGCCGACACCTCCACTTCCGCTCTCGACGCTGTCCGCGTAACCGTATTGAATTTATAGAGGGTATGACCGGGCACCCGAACCAGTTGCCCGATCAGTTTGTATTCGTTCTGCTTTCGTTCGACGGCCTCGATCTGCGCTTTGGCTATCTTATCGTTCGTCACGCCGTCATGTGGAGTCAAGATGTCCATCGTTCTATTCGTTTTCGTAAATCGGTCGCCAGCCGATAACGACACCGTGATGTCCGAGCGTATTACTGAAATAAGAGTCATACCAATATCCAACGGAATACATAGTTTCGTCATTCCCAACAAGTTGTATTTTCAATAACACGTCCTTGCCACGCTCGGGTGAATCCTTCGGATTGCGCCAGCGGAGCAGTTCGTTCCGTTCACTCATAGCACCTGCAACAAATCCACGTCTTTCCAGCATAGATAGATATCCCAATCTGACCGGAAGCATTTCGTCAGGATCAAGGGGGTCGATTACGGCTTCTTTTGCCCGTTCTTTAATCGTTTTCATATTTCGTTCAGTTTATAGCGACCTTTTTTATTCCGAAGTAAAAGTCCTTTTTCTACCAGCCTTAAACAGATAGGGGAAGCCCAACAACTATGGTGTGCTCCGGAAAACCCGAAAGTTCGAGCGTGTTCAGTCCCTATCACCGACGGCGACACATAATCTTTACCTTTCAGGTAGGATATTATCCACTCTTCGCTTTTCGTCAGTTTCATATCTCGTTTAGTTTTTGGATAAATGATCTCAAATCTTCACACAGTACAGGGTGGCAATCCCTGCCGATCCCGCCACAACCGTCCTTGTATTCGCAGGAGGACTTGAATGCCTCTACCGCTTTTTGCCGCATCAGCTGCTCGGTATCCTGCTCGGCGAGTTCGGCCGCACGGGTCATTGCAGCCCGGAGCTGCCATTTGGCGTGGTCTGTCATCTCCACCGTGAGATGATCCATACACCCGTCGATAAATTCTTTTGCTTCTTTGCTTTTCATTCCTCGGTCAGTTTTTGGATAAATTCGTCGGCTATCTTTTGGGGCATATCGCCTTGAAAAATGCCGCCCATCATTTCCTTGACAATCTTATGCGCTTTCTCACGCATCCGTTCCTCGGCCTCCTGCTCGGCGATTTCGACACACTCAACCGCTCGGCCCTTCATCATGGAAGGTGCTGCATCACGGCTATTGCCAACGGCATATTTTTCAATAAGCTCTTTTGCTTCTTTGCTTTTCATCATTCACCTCCTTTCAGCAGTTCGGGGTTATCGTGGATGTTGCCGATAACTTCTAAAATATCTAAGTTACTTATCGACCCCCACGGGGATTCTTCATCTTCGGCAATGCAAAATTCCCCATAGCTGAACATGATTAAGAAAGGCAATCCTACCAATAAGTTATCATACTCTTCATCTCGGCTTTCCGCCATCACTATATCCCCCTCCCATATATCACTGCCGTTCTTGTCTTTCAATTCGGTGTACTGCCCGATGGTAGCGGGATCAACTTCTACCGCAACAACGACGATGCGGCCGTCATCGTTATCCTCAATTGTGCTCTCACTCGTTGCGTGGTAAATGAAGTTCCGACCTTGATTTTCGAGCAGGTCTCCGCTCTCCCATTTCCCATTGTCGAGGCGCTTGCCTCTGAATTTAATTTCTCTCATAGTCTCCAATTTTTTTGTAATTATTTCGAGATTTTGCCAGAATCTCGCTATTTCACCAATTCGAACTCGTAGACCACGACCCACGGATTGCGTTTCCATGTTCCCCGTCCGGACACCTTGTCGATCAGCGTGGCGAAGGCTTCGCGGGGAGTAGGGAATAATTTCCAAGTTCTGCCGTCCTCGGTATCTACATACGATTCTTTGCTCCAATCCTTGCATTTTATGCCGGGAACATAATACCCAATTATCCCGCCTACTACTCCCTCTTTCATGCACTCCGCGTCCGAAATATCCTGCAACCGCTCGCACTTGATTCCGGTGATGCGGATTCGGTACGGCATCAGTGCAGGGTTTACAAATAGCTTATTGCCCCATCCTGCATGTTCCTTTGGAACGTGGTAATTGCCGCAACTCTTGTAGCTCTGCGCCACGGCCACGACCTCGCCGACCTTGTAGGACAGCTTTTTCTCAGCACATACATCGCCACTACGCCCGATGATTTGGACGTATCCTGCAAAAATTCGTACCTGTACGTCGGAGGTGGACTTGATATTAATCAGCATCATCGCCATGGTCTTTCGACCCTCGATGACCGCCTGCGTCAAGCCGTAGCGGTCGTTGAACATGATTTTTCTCATCCTTTATAGTTTTTGAATTCCACACTCTTGAAAATCGCCCGATGATTGCACCAGCGGGCCAACCGTTTTTGAGGACACGTTTTCATATGAATTCAAATTGTAGTTGTTTATTGCGATAACCTACACCCATACAAGCCAAGCCGATTTCGTTATTCGAGAATGTCGTTATCGGGTTTACGGTGCAAGGAAGCGACTGAAATCTACACCAGTCACCGTCGCAATGTTCACAATTAAAGCAAAGTTCCTCGGGAGTACTCCACCAGGCAATGCTTTCAAAACGACCGTGATCTCGGCTCAACTGTTTCCATGTTTCCCAGCGCAAACGGCGCATTTTATCGGACATATCTCCTTTATGCTCACCGAATAATTCACTCCATCTGATTCCCAATGTTACCGTTTTCATAATTTATCGTATTCATTTATCGTTTCGAAAATCCGCAGCGCCACCTGCGGGACTATGGTGTTGCCGTAGGCTTTGATCGACTCGCGGCACCATGCCGGAAAGGTAATTCCGTCCAGTCCGGCGGAAAGCCCATCATCTGGGCCACATATCGGGGATTCAGTCGGGAACCCTTCCCAGTTCGGGACGGATGCGAAATCATGACGTCGTGGACGGCTCCGCTCTTCCGCTTGGCTTGACTGGATGGAAGACTGGAATTTATAGCATCGTTGACCGTCGGCGTTGACAACAGCCCCATCCGCGCTGCAAGCGCGAGCGTCGGCCGAGCAGTCGCACCCTTCGACAAGCTCCTGTTCACACGCCCGCTCCCGCAATCCGACGCGACCGGTGTCGGCAGTAGAGCCGGCGGCAATGGCTCCGAACCGCTCTTGCCATGAACTTTCAGCCCTTGCTTCACCACGGTGGGCAACAAACCATGTTCTGTATCGCAGATGGGGAGCACCGACGCCCGCAGCTGGTATAAGGTACGCTTGCACCTCGTATCCTGCCGCCTCCAAATCAGCGCACACCTGCTCGAAGACCATTCCCTGCGACCAATTAACGATTCCGAGAACGTTCTCGCCCACGACCCAGCGCGGTCGAACAGTCCGAACAACTCCGAGCATTGCGGGCCAGAGGTAGCGGTCGTCGGCCGTACCCTTGCGTTTGCCCGCGAGGCTGAACGGCTGGCACGGGAAACCGCCGGTGAGCACGTCGACGCGGTCGCGCCAAACGGTAAAGTCTGTTGTTCGTATGTCTTCATATTTGTTCCGATTCGGGAAAATGATACTTCAATACGCGCCGGCAGAACGGGTCGATCTCGCAGTTGAAGACGTTCGTCCAGCCGGCCCACGCAGCCGCTAAGTCGAAGCCGCCGATGCCGCTGAATAGAGAACCGTGCGTCATTGGTACTCCACCGCTGCTCTGCGATCGATGAAGAAATGAATACCCGGTGCGCATTCGCTCCACATGTTATCGTCGAAATCCGGAACTTCAACTGTGGCACCGACGGTGTAGACGAAGTTTTTGTCATGGTCGGCACGAACGGTATCCTCAGTTGCCTTGGTGCCGTCCATGTTCTGAATCTCCATGACGTATGCTTTATCGCAACGGCATTTGTGTCCCGTTGCCGAACTGCGCCGTGCATCTTCCGGAATTCGTAATTTTACGATATGCCCAGAGGCTTTTTTCCAACCGATGAAACTACCCTCGGTCGGGCATGATAGATAACATCCTTTGGCATTGCGCAGGTTGGCACCGCGCAGGTCGGCGCCGTACAGGTTGGCACCGCGCAGGTCGGCACCGCGCAGGTCGGCATCGCACAGGTTGGCACCGCACAGGTCGGCACAGCGCAGGTCGGCATCGCGCAGGTTGGCACCGCTCAGGTTGGCACTGCGCAGGTTGGCATCGCACAGGTAGGCACCGCACAGGTTGGCATCGCACAGGTCGGCATCGCACAGGTTGGCACCGCACAGGTCGGCATCGCACAGGTCGGCACCGCACAGGTCGGCATCGCGCAGATCAGCACCGCGCCTAATAGCATCCAAAACCGTTTCGGTGATTGTGTTTCCCTCTTTCGTGTATTCAAATACGACCGAGCCAGTCCAACGGTTGCGGATTTCGATTTTAATCTGTTTCGTTGATTCCATTGCGGTAAATTTGTTTATCCTGATTCATGTATTGATTTGCGGCAGCAATAGCATCTTCGAGCGTGCGAACTACAACATACTTGTTCCCCGCAGCCTCAAAGGATTCCTGCCATCTTCTCTGTACGGCACTCTGACGACTGCCCTTTCCCTGTGTCTTGAACTCCAAGCCGAGCGATCCGTATTTGCCCCTCGGCACGAGCAGAAGCAAATCCGCAGCACCGGCCGTCATACCTTCGGCCTTCATGATTGCGGCTTCGGTCTTACTCCGGAGTCCGCCGTTCGGGACACTCGTCAGACATAGTGCATAGGACGGATATTGCATCCGGAACCAGCGGACGAACGACTGTTGTAAACGAGATTCAACGTGCCTCATTTGCGCAGACTGTTTCCATTGAACGCAACACGATAGCACAGGTATTTAATACGGTCATATATCCGGTCACCATAGCGTTCCTTGATGCCTTCACCCGACAGATTTGAGGAAGCTATAACCATCCGATCGGGGTTATCCTGCACCTTGTTCACGATCTCGACTACCACATTCCGGCGTGTACCGAATTCGACGCGATCCACCTCTACACCTATATCGTCCAATGCGATGAACTTGCGTTTTAATACCTCGTCGATACATACGTCCTGCGCTCCGCAGTCCACGACCGTAACGATTCGATTAGCGAACTTGCGCAACAGCATGGGAATGGCGTAGCGGGTTATCAGGGATTTTCCGCGTCCGCAATTACCGAACAGCAAAAGTCCCTTACCGTTGTTATCCGACAACCACGCTGCAACCTTGTCGTATTCGGGAAGCCATACCAATCGTTCTCCCATTGCCGACAGCACAGTAACCAGCGCGTTTTTCAATTCCGTCCGCGCATCGGGTATCCGAAACCGGAAGCGTGCGCATGGAACCGGATTACCCTCAGTTTGTAGTTGTTTGAGTATTTCTTCGTAAGACATATTCAGAATTCATCATAATGTTGAGTCGGTTTTGCATGGTAGGTCGTAGCCGGATGCCGAGTGTTCGAACGGGGCAACGACGTTTCATTACGCCGACGCGCCCAATTCAGAAATGTCAGATAGGCCGAACGATTGCGTTTCAGCAAGGGTTCGTAGTTATGCATCGCGCGCAATAGGTCGCGGATGAAGTCAAGAGCATAAGCCTCTTTTAAAGCCGAGAATTGCGCCTCGGAAAAAGGCTCTTTCATTTTCGCGACTCGCGGTGCATTTTCCGAAATCCATTGTTGAAACTCCAAGAACTCGCGGGAGGGGGTGCCGCGGAACTGGGGGAGGGTGTTGGAGGAGTCAGTTACCTCTGCCTTCTCCGAGAAGGGCGGTAGTACGACTATCTCCCCATTAGGGGGATTATAGGGGGTAATATTATTCTTGTCTAGTCTATCTTCTATACAAGAAGTATCGCCTTCGTTTTGGCTTCGTTTTTGGCTCCGTTTTTGGCTCATGTTTTGGCTCATGTTTTGGCTCATATTTAAGCCAATTGAACCATTTGAAACGATGCCTGATTCGGGATTCGGTTCTTCAACGAATGAAAAAGCTGTGCGGTTCCCCTTCCCGCGTCCTCCCGTTATGATATGTAACAGACCCGCTTGCTCCAATCGGTTTTTTGCTCTCGAAATTGCATTGCGTGACGCCCCTACATTCTCGGACAGCCTTCTGTCGGAATGCGTGAAGCTATTCGGCCAGCCTAACCGATTCGCTTGTTCTACAAGGTAGAAGTAAAGCCTCGATTCACAGCAGCCAAATTGCCACGTTGCATCCAATTGCCAAAATTTGCGTATCAGGTCTATATAGCTCATAATCGCATCCTCTCTTTCTCGAAACTTATCATCGTGCGAAGGTTGTCGCATTGGTGCTTGCACGCCGCATTGATCCGATCCAGCCACTTTTCAAGGGCATTCAGCTCGGAAGACGCACTGCCGATCAGTTTGTTCGCAAGCGACGGGGAAAGGCTGAGAATAGTCTCTTTCTCGTCGTGAAACAGCTTGGCCACAGCTGCATCGCGCATTCCGACCACCTCGCTCAGCAACGCCCCGCTGCGAGCATAATATACACCCAGTTGATCCAGCCGCCCCACCATCGAATCGATGTCGGAAAAAGTCGTACATTCAAGAAGATTCTGGATGTCTCGCGCCTCCCTGCGTATCTGTTCGATCCTTGTCATGACGTTTGTTTATTTTCTTCAATAACAACCTTCCGCGGCGTAACGCATCCAATTCCTTTGCAGTCAGCAACGTATGCCCGCGGATGCGGGACAGGACGCGGAGGATGCGGAGCGCTTCCCGCGCCTCCGCATCGGTAATCCGCATATCCATCGTCAGAAGGGAAGATCATCCGTATTATCCGCTACGGGCAAATCGGAGACTTGATCCGGCGTAGGTTCCGCAGGACGGAAGATAACTGACTTGCCTCGGCCGACATACGTGCGCGCGTCTTTTCGTTCGCGTTCCTCTTTGCTCTGACGGATGAATACGCAGTGCGTATTCTCGTACTGATCCGGCTGGCGAAGCTCCGAAACGCATATCGAAATGTACTTCTTGCCGTTTTCGGCGACGAAAATTTTGTCTCTGGGAATATCGCTCACGCAGAGCGATACATTGATTAAATCTGCCATTGCTACCGTTTTTTGAAGGTTACTTTAAGTGTCGTCTTGCTGCTTCGCGCAGGAGGATAGAAAATTTCGCCCGTGGCGGGATCCGTCAGGCCGGAGGCCGGCAACGCCCGCAATATCTTCTCCTTCTCCTTGATGTCGGCCATGACCGCATCACGCATTTTGTACAGGTCGTCCAAAGCCTGGCAATTACAGCCCGAGTAGTCGTACTTGACGCCGGCCTCCACCTCTTCGATCGTACAGTCCGAGGATGTTTTCCCGTGTCCGTATTTAGCCAGTTCGCGCAACGTAATGTCGCGCACCTCTTCGGACTTCTTGAACAGCTCGATCGCCTTCTCCATGCGGGATATATTCTCGTAAGCGACGAGCGGATCGACGTCTCCGCGGGTAACGGCGTCGACGGCGAGCTTCGCCAGCTCCGTGGGGCTGCTCGTCTCGCGTATCAATACAGGTTGTGTGTTCATATTTTCTGCTGTTTACTGTTTAGATATTCGTCGTAAAATTTGGCGAAGACTACCGCCGTCGTATCGTCCGCATCGTAAGTGCGACGAAGGAAGGCGATGACATCGAATTTCGTCGGGTCTTTGACCGTCGTACTGCCCTTGTACGCCCAGCGCATGAACTGATCGCGCAAGACCGGATCGTTCAGCATATCGGCCGTGATCCGTTTCTTCGGAGCTGCCTGCACGGCTGCGGCAGCCGGTATCGGGTCGGGAGCAGCCGGCAGGCGTTGCACGGAGCTCTGAGGTGGCGCCCCCGCGCCGGTCTGTCTGCCCTTGAATACCTCGGCTCCGATACCCAACCAGGAACAAACCTTCGTCAGCGCATCCGTGGTCGCTCCCTTGCAGGCGTCGCCCAGATCGGCGTTATCGTTGCCGCCAAAACACTCGTAATAGATGCCGTATTCAGGGATCGAAAAACGTAGCTTGACGACGACCATGCGCTCGGAACGTTCGACGATCTCCGTCTCCACACGCCATGAGCCTACGCCGAAAACCTCGTTGAGCCGTTCCGTTACATAAATCGACTTGATAGACGACAGGAACTTCTTCGTCGGATGCTGCGAGACGGCTTCATCGGGAAGACGTCGATCCAATGCCGCCTTCTGTTCGGGGGTGATAGTTCGTGTTTCCATAGCCTATTTATCCTCTACTATTCTATGCGTGAACTTCTTCGCATCGAGATGGCACATCATGTACGCGATCTCTTTGCGTATCTCCTGCATCCGCAACTTGCGGCTCCAACAACCCGATGCTACAATGTTCGCAGGGCGGGCGATCTCGTAGATTTCGATTCTCGTTTTCATTTTATAGATTGTTATGTTTTCCGTAGTAGTTGAGTTTGTCGACAATCGCCGGAAACGACATATCTCCGTAGTCGAAATCCATCACGTTTACGATTTCTATATCGTCTCGGCGGATGTCCAGCAGAGGAGCGCCGGATCCATCGACATCTTTACACACCTCGTAGTGGCGAACCGCTTCCACATGATAGAGGTCGAAATCGGTCTCGACTCTCTCGCCGTCGTAGTCGCCCCTGCTTGTCTGACCGACCTGCTCGCGCAGATCATTGAAGATAGATCTTGCAACTGTAAGGGTTATCGATGTCGTATAATCGTGCGACCGCCCCAATTTCGAAGGATAGATGTCGTATATATCGGTCTTCGATAGCGGGATTGAATAGGTCTGGTTCATCTTAGTGCTCATTGAAAAGTTTGTCGAAGAGTTTATCGAAGCTATCACGGTGCGCGGCCGCAAACCCGTAGGCAGCCAGGATCGCACACGAGAAAAGAACAAGGATCACAAGCTCGGCCATAACACTTGCGGTTCGGAGAGACGTTTGCGCTCTCGATAGAGGAACAGATCGCGTTTGCGACGCTGAGTATGGACTCGTTTATACCACATGCACCAGAAATAACCGGCCACTCTCTTCCAGAGAGGCGCGGGCTTCAATTCGAATGAATCCATGATCGTTTATTTTATCGGTTCTTGTAGATGCGTTCCAGACAGTCGAGCTTGCTGCCCACACTTTCGACGGACGAGTAGCGGCCCGTGAGTACATTGTCGCACCAACGGGAGACAACAGCAATCGCGCAGCGCGTGAATTCGCGCGGCGTGAGTGGTTCTTGAATATCTTCAAGGTGGAACAATCGAACGATCTCCGATTTCGTGAGGTGACTGTACGGGTAAGGTACGGATGTAGCCCCGCTACTGTTCTTCGCGGGTCGGCTACTTTCAGAGAGGTTTGGCATGGGTCTGAAAGTTGATGTAAGTACATAAAAAGAAGGGCGAGCCTTCAAAAAGTCGCCAAACTCTCCACTTCGCAAAAGGAAGTGCCCGAAAACTCGCCCTAAGGCTTAAAGATTATGTACTTCGCTTACACGAAGTGGAAAGTTTGGCATTGCAAATATAGCGATTCATTTTGAATTTGCAAAAAAAATCATAGCTTGTTGTATTCCATCAACGCCATATATGCCTCGTGACGTGACGACGATGTTTTCAATCTTCGTGGGTGCTCTCCCTTGCTACGCGATCCCACGAAGGCGCTGTACAGCCAATACGTGTATCTTCTATTTTTTATCGAATAGCTATGTACCCACCCGCTGACCCATCCTTGGGTTGGACGAACATACATCCCGTTAGGAAGAGGTATGAGAAAATCGTCGCTTCTTAAATTGCATGATACCTCACGAAATCGGGCATAATCCTCTTCGGACAGCTCTGCCCATCTTATCTGATCATCTCCGGATAGCGGAAGATCTTTATATTGGTCATCAATGTTGAACAACGACCGTCTGGCCCGGACACTATCAGTTGTTTTATGGTCTATCATCGACAAAATGAGATTGTATAGATGATTATCACCACGGGATTCGTCAGATAATACTGATTGAATATGCTTCTCCGGTTTTCGGAGAAACAACAACAACGCATCATGCAGGAAATCTTCCGCATAGGAATCCATCCCAATAAATGCCGATTTGCGCCGGCAAGCATTAAGCCATCTGGAATAATACTTACTTATGGTTGCTGATAATTGTCTCGATACTTGCGGTGACATCTCTCGGCATTATTTCATCAGGATCGTTTCTGCACACTTTCGACGAGACTCCAATGTCGAGTGCGTATAAATATCCAATGTCGTCGAGACTGTGCTGTGACCCAACATTGTACTTACCGTTTTCACATCGGCCCCGTTGGTAATCAGTGTCGAAGCGTACGTGTGTCGCAATCCGTGAAATTTGATACACCGCGATAAACCTATCTTATTGAGTAATAAATTCCGATAATAGTTGCGATAAGTACGCGGTTCGATGAGTTTATCCGAACCGGAAATCACGTAATAGTCCGAACGACAAGGCGCAGCAAAGGAGATCAGGATATCTGCAAGCCAACTCGGAAAAGGTACGGAACGTTGGCTGTTGATCGTCTTCGGGGACTGGATGACAACCTTGGTTTTGCCAGTTGAATAATCGACAATCCGTTCAACAGTACGGTTGACTTGCAGCATATTGCTCTCTAACGATATATCTGACCACCTCAGACCGCAAATCTCGCCGATGCGAAGTCCCGTGCATATTACAATAACTACTCCCAGTGTGCGATAAGAAGGATGCTCTCTGAAATATTGTACAATCCGCCTCTGTTCGTCGAGGCTATAAATCTGAAGCTCCTCTTTCTTGGAAACCAGATTTGCCGTAGGATATTTCAACTTAAAAGCAGTGGGAACATTCATGTCGTGTTCATCTACGGCATATAGCAAAATCTGTTTTAATGTAATCTCTAAATCCTTCACCGTTTTCATCGACAAGCCTTCTTGAAACTTTTGGCCGATGAATAGCTGCGCATCATTCTTTTTGAATGACTCCACATCCATGTCTTTCCAGTAAGGCAGAATATGGCTGCGAAGTTGTTGATAATAAGCCGACAGGGTACTATCCTTCACAAGTCCTACCTTGGAGTGGAACCACTCTTGTGCTATGACATCGAATTTCATAAATCCTCCTTTTTAATCGAATAAGTCGTGCTGCATTGGCTTATGCACGTGATTAGCATGCGTATAACTCAATACTCGATCGTCACGAACGATATCCGAAAATGCCAGCCCATCATTCTGTTCGTTAAGAAGCACATAACGGGCTTTGGCCACATTTTCGAGAACATCCCCATGGAACACTTCTCCCATCATACCGCGAATAGCCATATTCAACAGTAGAATTGGAATCGATCTATCTGAGAGTTCCCAGCATGTGAATATACAGGTGTGCGGTTTGAAACGCCAAGGCAATTGCTTCGATGCCAGCTCCCACCAATACTGAATAATGAGCCCTCCTGTCCCCGCAGTAGGTTCGTGGATAACACCTTCGCGCGCACCGGTAAGTTGCGTTTCAAGCATAGAGACCTCCCGAGGTGTGAAATCTTGACCCTTCTTCCGCCGCTCGGATAACTCTTCTTCGTAGACCTCTTGAAACCAATCGTAGGAAAGATCGCCTGCATGGCAGCGGATAAGTTCGCGAAATACGTCGTCGCGGACTTCCTGATCCCCGAATAGCAGGCTCATGATACATTCCGGTAAGGTACGGATATCGTGCGTACCGAAAACCGTGAGAAGTTCGTCTTTTTTCATTTGTTTTTTTTATTTTGTCGCGCCGGCAGGATTCGAACCTGCGACTTCACCTCCAAAGGGTGACGTGTTGCCCCTACACCACGGCGCACTGGATTCATTTGTCCCGGTGGTCCTCGCCGCTCGTGTCGTCGCAGCTTCGGAGCCTGTGCCGGTTTGTTGCGCTTCGGCTATTCGCCGTCGCGGGGCTGTCTCTTCGAGTCTTGCCCACGACCCGCCGATTTGGGTATTATCGGCCTACCCGATACTCTTTCTGCCCTTGCGGGCTGGGGTGATTTTGCCAGAGCACCAAACCCCTCACCTCTGCGGGTGGCTATCGTTGTGGTGTAGGCAGGATTCGAACCTGCACGGCTGCTTTCCGAGGAGCGTCCTCCGCAACTTGCGTTGCCCGACCACTATCAGCCCATCTTTTTGTGTGCGTCTACCATTCCGCCACTACACCATTTGCCGGTCTTTCCCGGCCGTCGTCCTGCTGCGAGCCTCACGGAGGACAGCGAGGAATCATCACACTGATTGCCTATGCGCATTGGAGGCGCGCAAACCTTTGCCAAGCCCCGAAGCCGCAAAACACCCTTCTCTCAAAAACTCTAATCATGAACACCTCCGGCTTCGGGGCGCTCTCATTTCAATCCTGCCCCGTCGATCTTCTCGGCTTTCAGGAGCGCTTCGACTTCGAGCCGGCTGAACAGTATCGCAGAGTTTTTAGCCGCTCCGGCCTTTATTCCCCGGATATTCCTCCGCTTGATATGATAGTCGAGCCAGTCGTTGGGATAGCTCTCGTACAATTTCCGACGTGTCATCATGTCCGACTTCGGAGCATTACGACGGCACACGGCCAAAGCCACGAGATCGGCCGATTCGATCAGCGCATTCTGTATATCTCGGATGTTCATCATTCACAAAATTTTGCATTATGACAAAGATTCAAATTCGCGTCAGAATACGCATTCGCGCAACTGTAAGAACTTCGGTTCGAACGGTATACCGATAGCTTCTGACCGTGATATGGCGGGCAATTTCCGCCCTCTCTAAATTTCTCCTGTCATCTGCTGTTATTCTCAGGATCGTTTGTATCAATGAATTTTATCCGATATTTTAGTTCAAGGTATTGGATATATGGGTCTTTATAATCATTATTCAAAAACATCGGGAATGAGCGGATCAAATAATACATAACGAAGATTGCAAATACCGCAAAACACACCGATAGCAAACACGCTGAACACATCAATATTCTAAGAGCGAAGATTTCCATAAGACCAATTTTTATTCACGCACCCACCTGATTTTGGTGTTCTCGAATCCCCCGCGTTCACGAGCCATTCGGCGGATGCGATCCGGCTGTTCGCCATAGGTAGGGTATGTGAGATTCAATGCGTTATTTACAGTGTCAACCGTACACCCCAGCTCTGCGGCGATCTCCTTCTTTATCGCTGGCGCAACATCGATGAATCGGATCTTCTTTTTGGTCAGTTTGTTTGTAATCTCTTGATTCTTCATTATATTTGCATCTAATATTGTTCGTTCGGTTATCGAAACGGTTACCGTTCTATGAACTTGACAATGCAAATATATAACATTGTTATTTATTATCCAAATAAAAAATAACAAATCTACCTAAAAAGATGAAAGAACCCAAGAAGTATACTGTAAAAGAGCGAATTATACATTATCTAAAAAAGAGCAAGATTACGCAATCAGAATTTTGCAAGCGAGTCGGATTATCTTCGGGATATATCGGAGCAATGCGAAAATCCTTTCAACCGGACACGATAAATAAAATTGTTATTGAATTTCCCGATCTTGATATTACATGGCTTCTCACCGGCGAAGGTGAAATGCTGAAAAACGGGATTGCTCATGAACCAGACAATGGCACCACGATCGGCTCTGGCAGAGTGATCCCGTATTATGACGCCGAGGTTGCAGCAGGAACCGAGTACGGTATGGAGATGACACAGACGGCACCCGTAGGTGTGATCGAAATAGGCGGCCTGCTCAAAGACAGCGAATTTGCGATGCGTGTCTACGGCAATAGCATGGTTCCGAACTATCCTGCCGGATGCGTGATCGGACTGCGCCAATATAACGAACATTTCATTGAACCCGGAACTGTGTACGTGATAGAGACGGAAGAAAACCGTTTCCTCAAACGGCTGTATTACAGCAAGGATAAAAAGGCATTCCGCTGCATGAGCGACAACCACATGAAGCATGAGAACGGCCCAATGGAGGGAGAATATTTCTACCCTGAATTCGAAATCCCGTTTGAAGATGTCCGACGGTTATTGCGGGTGACGGGAGTAATTAAGCGCAATATTTTATAGGATAATTACAACAATATATTGTATTATGAAAAAGATTTATCTGTTATCGTTCTTGATGGTGATCGTTGGGATCAGTTGCGAAAAGGAGACTGTCATCACTATATCCAACGAATCTTTCGAAGAGTATTTTCCGTATCATGAAAATGGGAAATCATATAATGAACCTTTTCGATATGTAGGAGAAGATAAAACTTACGGATTTCCAGTTTGGAGATCGTTATACGAGATCAATGAATCGGGAAATAGATGTTCTCTTGAATTCATAGACAATAAAATGTATGGCGGTCAAATTCCCGTTGAGATCAGATTACCATCTTCGTCACTACTACAAGAATGGAATTATTTAAAAGAGCGACCGCAAGACTATGGAGTTGACGCATTCCATATTGTTGCCTATTTCACCTTTACCTATGAAAATATAAATGGGAATTATTATATAAAGAATTACCACTACACTACAGATGCTCGCATATTCGGAATGAACTATCTTGAATTCGATTCTTCGAACGGAAAAATCGGCAGGTGGGTTCATAAAAAGTAATGTGATAGATGTGGATGATGGGGTGATCAATTCGATGTAATGCTATTAATCTAAACTTTAAAACTATAAGATATGGAAGATTTTTTTGTAATGATGCTAATTGTATGGGCGGTGGGTATCTTGTCAATTATATTATTCTTCAAATTATGGAGGATGACAAATGACATTAAGAAGATTTGCATTTCTGTGGTAAAAGAACCGCAACGAGGCCGAAATTGGGTGGTTTCTACGATGCTGATGAAAGGCGAGTCTCCAGAAATGATAAGTAAATATTTAATTGAATCTTTTTCAGAGGATATTCATAGACTATACAAAGTTGGATATACGGAACAGGCGTTTACCCAATATGCAAACGCAAAAATCACCCAATATAAAAAGTTATATGAGTTAATTGGAATAGAGATGCCAGATAGTATACAAAATGCAAATACAATCACAAAAGTAAAAACCATTTTTCATCAAGGATGATAACGCTTGTCTCGACTCTCCGGCAGGCTTATCCCTTGCGATAGCATTTTAATAATACCTCATGGAACTGCAACCCATCCAAAGTAAGATATACGAAATACGGGGCCAGCGGGTGATGCTGGACTTCGATTTGGCGGAACTCTACCAAGTGGAGACCCGAACACTCAAACAGGCGGTACGACGCAATATTGAGCGTTTCGAAGGCGACGATTTTATGTTTGAACTCTCGGATAACGAGTATAACGCATTGAAAGACAGAATAAGGTCACAAAATGTGATCTTAGAAATCGACGGACGAGGCAAGTATCCCAAATATCCGCCCTTTGCCTTTACGGAAATGGGCGTCGCAATGCTTTCGAGCGTGTTGCGCAGTGAGACAGCCATACGGGTAAATAGGGCTATTATGCGGGCTTTCGTAGCGATGCGCAACTACATCATGACCACGACGACAGTAACGGCAGAATTGGCCGAAATTCGGGCACGGCTGGCGTTGTTGGAGCAGACGGGCAAGGACAACGCCGAAGCGGTCAGCGATCTATCGGAGGATATGCGCCAGGAATTGGACAATATCTACGAGGCAATTGCGGCACTCTCCGTGAAGGTTCCGCAGGCGCGCAAATCCCCTCAGCCAATCGGGTTCAAAAAATAG